ATGCTCATGTCTGGATCACCGAATCGCACCTTGATCACCGTACCCTTCGGGTTCTTCACATAAACCGCACTCTTCTTCTTCTCACCCGGAGTGTAGAAGGGCTTGTTCAGAGTGACTTTCTTGCCTTGGTATTCAGCCATATCAAGCCTGTCCTCCCGAGAACAATGGCGAAGCCTGAATATCCTTCAAGCTTTCCGGTTTCTTGGGCTTCTGAATCCGAATCTTCGGAGCAACACCCTCTTCGAGTGCCTCCATGATGATCGGGCGCGGTTCATCCAGCGATTTCGGTGCGGTTTGCACCACCACGGTGGTCACGATTGGGTTGTTCATGGCTTTGAATTCACCGCACCAGTCTTCATCCTTCATAGTAGGCCAGCAACTTGGTCTACTGCTGGGCGGATACCTCCGACAGGTCTTATCCGCACTGAAAAACTGGCAGTCTTTGCAAAAATTCATCACATCTGAGGCTGCTGAGCCATCGCCTGAGCTTGTTGCTGCTGCTGACTAGGAAGGAGACCGCTACTCGTAAGGAATGTTTGGATTTCCTTCCGCAATTTCCGCGCTTCATTGGTAGCCACCTGCTCGTAAGCCTGCAAGAGGCTGTCCAAACGCATCATAAACGCGTTCTGTGACGCCGGACTGAACTGCTGACCCTGCTGGATCGCCCCATTCAGGTACTGCATCAGCACCCCAATGCGCCCAGCGTAGTTCTGCCCCGGCTTCGCGGGCACCGGAATACCCACCAACAGCGTCGGGATCGTCTTGGTCTCGTCCTCCAGCTCGTCCTGGGCCTTCTGACCCGGATCACGGATCAATTTCTTGATCAAACTCGGGTCATCCAGCTCCATGATGCTCTTGTCCAACGCCACCTGATCCACCCAGGGCGAGTTCATAAACAACTGCTTACGGCTGATGGCCTGCTGCACCATCATCTGCCTACTCACCATGTCCATTCCACCCTTCGGCTCCAGCTCGTACTGATCATGGAGGGCCACAGGGTCCGCATCCAACGAGTCCTCCGCAAAGCGGTAGCGCAAACTCTTGGAATCATACTGCACATACAAGCCCCACGCCTGTCGGTACAGCTTGCCCAGAGCCATGCGGAAGAGCCGCGCCCGCAAATCCCCGCTCTGCATCGACTGAGCGTTGATGCTCTGGATCTCGGTCGCCGTCCTGCGATCACCACTACTGCTCATCGCGCTGCTCATCGCGTAGTCCGGGCTACCGATCCGGTTCTCCGCAATGGCCCGCGTCTGATTCAACTCCTGATCAAAGCTCACCGGAGGCTGCGGCATCTGCACCGGAGCCACGCCATACGGCAAAATCTGCCCCGGCTGGAACCGCAGATTGATGCTATTCGGCAGCTCCCGCTCCGCACGGAACAGCGGGCGGTTGTACAGCGTCATCGCGTCATGCTTATGATTCCACATCGCGGTCATGCTCAGTTCGAACGCCGCCAGAATCTCGCACACGCCTCTTGGACTGAACCAGCCCTTGTCCTTGATCTCGTACGGGAAGTCCACGAACGGCAACTGGTTATGCTCATACGGCAACTCCATCGGGTCCCGCAGATCAAGATCCACCGCCGCAGGGCTGTAAGTATAAACCTCCCACACCCCGTCATCCCGCTTCCTATAAACCTCCCAAACAATCACGCCATCCGTGTTCGTGGTGTAAGTAATACCCTCGCGCAACTGCTTCGCATCATCCTCGGTTGCCGCCCCCGGAATGTTATCATCCTGCTGCGGGTTCCCACGAATCTTCTCAATCGTCTTCGCATCACTCTTCCACCCAAGCTGAGCCGCCACCCGCTTGTAAGCCGGAACACTCATCGGCATCACATGCACCGCCCAGTCCGCATCCTGCAAATCCACCGTGTACGCCGGGACCACGAAATACATCGGATCAATCGCCTCGAATCCCACCCGCTTATCACCCGGATTCCAGAAGCACTTCATCACCCCACGCCCGCTCATCAGCGTGTAATCCACCCAGCTCAATACCTCATCAATGAAGTTGGTCTTCTCCCGGATCTTATAATTGAACCAATCCTCGGCCACCTTCGTATACGCATTCAACTGCTGGCGCATCGGCACAAAGCTGGCCACAACATCCATACCCAGAGCTTGCTGGAGGAACAATGGCTTGAGCTTCTCAATCGCCGTATCAATGAGCGGCCAATGCAGATCCGCCGCCTTCGGCCAGGGCTTATTCACACGGCGCAACCCATTGTGGCGTAACTCATACCACCTCGTCTGCCTCAGCTCCCACGGACTGCGTTGGCTCACAGCCTCGACAATCTGACCCTGCAACGCGTTCCGCTGTTTGTCGTTCATCATAAAATGCTGCCCCTTTGTTATCCCCCAACATCACATCCAGCAAGCGCAACCCCTTTTTCGCTATGCTCTAGTGGGCCAATCTCATCCTCTAACCTCTCCATCAAACTCCGTCCATCCTCGTTCACCGCCCTCAAATACTCATCCATCCGCTTCCCACCACCACCACAGAAAGCCAGTACCACCGCATCCGCCCGATCAGGACTATTCACCCCACGCGCCCGCAGCTCATCCTTCCCCTCCAGCGTCAGCTTCCCCTTCCCATTCGTACGCACCTTCCGGCTCACGAACTGCTGCAACAGCACCTCATCCGTCCCCACCGGTCCCAGATTCACCTTACCCTCCTCCACCATCCGCCCGAACTCAATCCACATCTCCGCCGCCCGATTCACGAACTGATCATCCCGGATGGCCCGCTCACCAAAGTTCACCCGCCGCACATCCCAACCCTCCGCCCTCAGCGCATCACACATCACCACACCCATTCCACCCACATCCGCATAAATATCCTCAGCCTTCAATTTCCACTTCCTGAACTCCGATATGAACCTACCCACGCTGGCCATCGTGTCCTTATCCCTCCAGCGGACCAGACCCTTCACCGTGTTACCCTGACGCACCACCATCACGCTCTCATCCCCGCCCGCGCTGAAATCACAACCCGCCGTCAACCTGTGCCCGTCCAGTTCCTCCTTGGGTGGGCCAGAAACAACCTTCTGCCAGTCAGAGGTTTTGACCGCCGTGAGGCTCCCGTCATCCTCCATGAACTCCGCATAAATCATCGACCGGACCAGCGGATGACCCTCGCCCCACCTCGCGAACTGATCATCAATCCACTCCTTCCGAATATGTGGGCAATCAAACGCGGTAACGGTAAAGGTCTGCCACTTGCCATCGTTCCGCCTGAATACATCGTAGAAATACCCGGAGCTACCACCAGGACTGCTCATTAGCAACGTCCGCGTAGGCTGGCACCGCTCCATCGACTGGAAGATCCCGTCCGGAACCGCCTTCGCCTCGTCCACAATATACATCAAATCACCACTCGGACCCTGTACATGCCAGCCCTCCGCCTTCTCAGGATTGCTCGCCGAGAACCCGATACACCGGCTCACCAACTCCTGACCATCCACCCCCCTCTTCGGATATACATAGCGGATCTCGCCATCCTTGATCGAGAAACCATTCTCCTCTCCCCCCAACCCATTGATCATCTTTCGCAGATGGGGCCACAGAGCGTCGGCCACCTGTCGATACACACCAGCGGTGCAAACCACCAAACTCCCCGGCCAGCGGAGCATGTGCCATATCACCGCACTCGCGGCTACCATACTCGTCTTGCCAGAACCATTCGCCGCCTTCAAAGCTACCTTCGAGTGCTTCTCATTCAAAGCTCCCAACACCTTCTCCTGCCACGCATAGGTATCACGCAGGCCAAGCATCATCTTAGGGAAGTTCTGCAACTGCTGAGCCTCCTCCAATAGCTTACGCTGCTTCCAAGCAGGGATATGCGAACCCATGCCGAGTGAAGGAGATTTCTTTTTCTTAATTTGCTTGACTGCCATAAAATTGGTTGTGGGAGGGAGAGGGGGTATAAGGTAACAACCACCCCCCACCTGGGTGGTCCCCACCCCCCGTGGTCCTATGCATTGAACTGCGATCCATTGGTCACCTATGCAAATAGCGGCTACTACAATAGCGCACTATCCTATTTGGATTGTCCTCCGAATGCTCCTAGCAGACTACCGCTAATTGATAATTCCTTTCCGCCTTTACCAGTGTGTTCTAGCGATGCCCTTGCAACATATCCGCGGGTACGTTCAAGCAACCATGCGGAGCCTTGCCAGCCGTTGCTTGCGGAGCGCACTACGCTTGCAAGTTCAAGCTCCCCTTGAAATTGCGCTTCCCGTATCTGGTCAGCAAAGGAAGGGTTCCTGATCAGGTACTGAGCCCAAGTGTTCCCACCATCATGGAACCCGCAACCGATTGCGATGCGCTCCGCAGGGATTCCCAAGCGTGCGGCCTCGATTGCTCTTTTTACCTGATCCGTCGAAAGGGTTTTCTGCGGTCTCCCAATCTTCCCTCCCTTGCTTCCCTTTCCTTTAACCTTTTGAACCTGGACGATTTCCATGCCTTTCACTTTGCGCCACAAAGTATGCCTGAGAATTCATTTTCCCCTTTCTGTCGTTTTCCGTTGCAAAGCATCGCATCCCATCGCATTCTCTCCCCGCGCTCCAACGATTGGAGCCTTTCTACACCATGAAAATCCCCAGTAAATACCACGGTCCCCTTGCCATCCTAGCCTTTGCGCTTGTGATGGTCCTTGTCGCTCTCATCGAAAGCCTCGGAGGTGTCCTTTGAGCAACGGCTACATTCTCCACGAGGACACCCATCGCGTTATCATCGCCACCGGCTTTTCCAAAGCTTCGGACAACCGGAAAACGGGCGACATGATCCAGATCTGGATTCTGGTCAAAGCAGTTTCCCCTACTGAAGCAATCCGGACGGGACTTGATCGCTTAATCTGCGGTTCCTGCGTCCACCGAGGCGACGGGCACGGTGGCGGGCGATCATGCTATGTGAATGCGGGCCAAGCTCCCCTTGGCATCTGGCGAGCATGGAAAGCCGGCAATTATCCTCCCTTGCGTAGTCTCGAGGCTTTCACCGGAAGGAAAGTCCGCTTCGGAGCCTATGGTGATCCCACGCATTTGCCCCTTCCCCTTGCGCTTGCGATCGCGGGCGTTTCAAGCGGGTGGACAGGCTACACTCACCAGTGGCGTAAACCTTCCTTGCAAGGGTGGCGTTCCATCTTAATGGCCAGCGTGGATTCCATCGCTGAGCTTGTGATCGCCCGGTCAATGGGCTGGAGTACTTTCCGCGTGGGTTCCGAAGCTTCGGTGGGTGAATCGCTTTGCGCATCGGATCGCGACGGTACCCCCTGTGCTGTGTGTCAATTATGCGCGGGTGCCCGCGGCGGTCTCGAGTCTGTCCACATCCCCCCCCACGGCTCGGGTGCCACGCATTTCGTTGAAGCTTGAATTCTCCGGTCAGCCCATGCGAAAGCGTGGGTTGCACGGGCAATTGATGCCCTCACAAACCATATGAAAGACATCCTTGAAACGTTTAAACGCAATGCCGACCGAGAGAGCCTGAAGTCCTCCGTGGGCCGGGCGATATTCTGCCCGCGCTGTGAGGAGTTAATGGACTACCGACGGGCTGTGGAGTTTTCCGTCTGGGAAAACGAGACTGGCAAATGCGCCACCGTGCGTGCGATGTGTGCGCCATGTTGGGACGGTGTGCGTGAGTTGGTCACCAAACCCGGTGTGAAGTATCGGGTGGACGTCATCGATGG